AAAAAAAAATATATTATTATATTTAGATAATTATATTATATTTCAATTTAAATATTTAATTATAATCCACTTTCAATTAATGATTTATGTGTGAATGTTAATTTTATTGATGAATTTGTAGTGCCGAATGCCGATAGCGGAAAGGACTGACCTTCTAAATTCATCCAGTTAACACCTACACTAAATGAATTTAAAACCGATGCCCCTGATAATTTTATAGGTGATGAATAACTATCTAATGACGGAAAATATGAAATAGGCTGTGTAAATGATGAGGCACCACCAGAACTATAATTAACAAGGAAATCACATAATATAGGACTTACAGCATTATTATTTGAATTGCCTACATTTGCTAATGGCAATGCACTTAATGTTGGATATGCAATAGGCAATGATGCAACTATTTGCAATTTTGCTAAACTACAAAATGCCCACGGAGCCTGAACGCTTTGGTAAAATTGTATTTGCACAACATCGGTATCTGGTGGTGTATATGTTGGAGGGCTGGTAGTAGGGGTATAGTTATTTCCTAAATTTCTAACATTTAATAAATTATCAATGCCTGTAGGTGTATTAACATTTGATGATTCCGCTATAAAATCCCATCCTAATAAATACTGTCTATAATTATTATTAAAATAGATATTTATAACTTCATCGCCGCTGGATTGGTCATAAAATGACATTGGATAACAATTCATTGTAAATAGTTGAGTTTGATTTTCCCATCCCATATATGGCGGATTATCTGGAAGTTCCCCACCTGCTAAGGTTGCTAATTGTGTATATGCTGTAGTTAATGCCGTATTTACCATATCGCATATAGTGTAATATGAATATACATAACCCCACCCATTCGTTGGCTGTGTTAATACTGGAGTTGCTGGAGCAGTCGCACTAGCTAATGTGTTTATTACCCTTAAATATGTTTGGTCTGATGATAATGCCCCATAAGTTAAAGTAATACTATAAATGGTATTATATCCATCATTAAACCCAGAAGTAGTATTTAAAACTGGCGACCATAGTGGTATTAATTGAGTTGAACAGATAAAGCGAGAGACCGAAACATAATAATCTGATGGATTTAAAACAATAGGGGATGACCTATTTACAAATGTAGATAGTGAATTAGCCGTTGATGTATTTAAACTACTCAAATTAATTTCTAAATCAAAAACAGTTGGTGGAACTCCTGAAGTTGTTGCCATTTTTTTTGAATAAAAATAATTATATTTTGATTATATATAATACAATATAAAAATAATTATTAAAATAAATGACGAAAAGAGTTTTAGAATTATTTAGTGGGACTGGTTCAGTTGGTAGAGTCTGTAAACAATTAGGGTATGATGTAATATCATTAGATTTAAAGGGTGCAGATATTAATTGTAATATATTAGATTGGGATTATACCACGTATGAAACTGGATATTTTGATATTATTTGGGCATCTCCCCCCTGCTATACCTTTTCATCAATGAGGACATCGTGGATAGGTAGAAAATTAAAATCACATAATGGGCAAATATGCACATCTGAATTATTACAAAAAGACATAGATGAAAAGGGATTACCTATTCTGAGAAAAGCCGAAGAGATAATTAAATACTTTAAACCTGAATTATATTTTATTGAAAATCCTAAAACAGGAAGAATGAAAGAATATATAAATAGTCCATTTTATGATGTAGATTATTGTATGTATTCAGATTGGGGATATCAAAAGCCTACAAGAATATGGACAAATAAATTAAATTTTGAGCCTAAAAAATGCAATAATAGCTGTATTAATATGGTAAATGGTAGACATCGTGCAAATTTTGGATGTCGTAAAACTATAATAGATGATAATGGTAAAAAAATAGATGTAAAAACAAAAGAGCAAAAGGAAAAATATAAGGACTGTAAAACTGCATATACATATATTAGTAGTCTAAAAAAAAGATATAGAATACCAGAAAAATTAATATATGAATTATTAAAATAAATAAATAATATATTTTTTTTAATATAACAATAAATTATTTGCGAGTAAATTTTCAGAATTAAAAATATTGCGAGATGTTAGCCTTAGATACTTTAAAGTCTCAAAAAGGTAAGAAGAAACTAAATGGCCGACCTGTGGCACTCGTTCAAGAAGTTGAGGGCGGTAAAGTAGTAGGAATTTTAAAGATTTTAGAAGATTCTGAAGATGGTGAAGAATTAATTGAATTGCCTAAGCATTTAGAATTTAAATTATGCCCAGAAACGCGAGATTCTATGATTGATGTTGTTATGCTTACTGGGCCGCAAGGTGTGGGGAAAAGTACAATTGCAGCAGAATATTTTAAGGCATTTGATGAAATTTTTGGAGGTGATGAAACTAATAAATTTATTATTAGTGCAGATGATATTGATGATCCAGCATTTGCTGACACACCACATACACGTATTGTAGTAGATGATACGTGGGATGAAGCACCGCCACAATTAGAAGACTTTATTAATGAAAATGGCCGCAGCATAGTTTGCTTTGATGATATTGAGGGCTGTAAAGCAAACAAAAAAAGAGCATTAGCATTAGAAAATTTAGTAGAAAGAGTTTTAACACAAGGGAGAAAACACGGTATAAATACATTAATGGTATCGCATTTAGCGGCATCTGGTAAATCAACAAGGCATATATTAAATGAGTTAAATACATTCATTTATTTCCCACGGTTGGGTAATGGGCGCAATATTCAGTACTGTTTAGATAAACATATAAATATGAGCAAAGAAATGAGAGATTATTTAAAAAATAGTGATTGGGGTCGTTCCGTTGTTATTAAAAAAAATTGTCCAGAAATGATATTAGGACAACACCGCGCCGCAATTTATGATCACGATGATGTAGCGAGTGCGTTAAAAAAGAGGTCAATAATAGATAAGAAAAGGGCAACTATGGAAGCCGAAGAGATGTTAGGCCTCAGGTAAAAACTCATTTAAATATTTAATATTGTCATCAATATTTTCATACTTTCCCCATAAAAGCATCATAGAAAAAAGAGCAGGACTGGGAGTAATAGAATCTATTAATTTTTTTTCATTATAATTTGCAAGATGGCGAGAAATATAATTCATTCTTTTTTTCTTATCGTGATGGTCAATATATGTGCCATATTTTGGATTTTTTAATCCGAAATCATAATGAGTATTATCATCTAAATATACTCTAAAACGCTTATTTTTTTTTGGTGATTCTGAAATAGAAATAATTTTCATTTTTTTTAAAATTTGTTATATATATATAAATATAATGAAACATAAAAAAATATTTGGCTTTTTCACTGGGTTAATTTTAGGAAATATTTACTTTGCCATAGAAGATAATAATAAACTAAATAAACTCAGAGACGAAATAAAAAAAATAGAAGATAGAAAAAGAAATGGACAAATCATTAACGGATACAGAAATGAGAGAATTAACTAATAATGAAATTCCTATAATGACATATAGCGAATTAGTCGATAATGGCGTATTAAATGTATTATTATCAAATCCGAGTATGGCCTGTATCTTTTTAATACGACAATCTATGAACTATGGGCATTGGGTTTTAATATGGTTAAAAACTGAGGGAAAGGAAAAGGGATTATATTTTTATGATAGTTATGGTAATGAAGTAGATAGCCATGAATATAAAAAATATGTATCAACCGATGTATTAAAAGCGGTTGAACAAGATGAACCATATTTATTAAAAGAATTATATGATAGTGGATTTAGAATATATTTTAATGAATATCCACATCAGTCATCAAGTGATAAAATTTCTACCTGCGGAAAACATTGCTGCATCCGTAGTTGCTTCTTAGAAATGGACACTGATGAATATAATGATATGATAACTAAAGGAGATTTAACACCAGACGAAAAAGTCCATTTATTGACAACACAAAATATTTTTTGATATTTTTTGGTCAGCTTTTTTCTAAAAAGTGTTTTTTTTAAAAAGTATTTAACTATTATTTTTTTTGTAAAAAAGAATAATAATATTTATATAATAAAATAAATTACTTAATTATTCTGTATCCTTTTTAACGAGTTTTAAAAAATATGTCAACTGGGCCTACTGGACCAGCTGGGCCGAGGGGTGAAAGGGGATTGCAAGGCCCACAAGGAATAGCAGGTGAGAGGGGATTACAGGGCGTCAGAGGCCCTCAGGGAATAAGGGGAGATGCCACTAATACTGGGGCAACTGGTGCAACTGGTGCAAGAGGTGCAACTGGGAGTAATGGATCACAGGGGGCAACTGGCGCAAGAGGAGCAAATGGATTGCAGGGAGCAACTGGTGCAAGAGGTGCAACTGGTGCAAGAGGTGCAGATGGTGCCGCCGCATCTACTGGAGCAACTGGAGCAAGAGGTGCAACTGGGAGTAATGGATCACAGGGGGCTACAGGTGCAACTGGTGCAAGAGGTGCAGATGGTGCAACTGGGAGTAATGGATCACAGGGGGCTACAGGTTCGAAGGGAGATATGGGAGAGGCTGGTGCAACTGGAGCAAGTGGAGCCACAGGGGCTACTGGCGAAAAGGGAGATACTGGGGCAACTGGTGCGGCTGGTTCAACATTACCAATTTTAACATCATTAGCACCATATGGAAGTCATTTTTTATTAGTTAATGGCTCTGATGTATATGATAATAATATTTTAACTTATGCCGATGGTGGAAAATCTGGATATATAACAACATTAAACTCAATTGTAGTTGATAATTTATTAGGTAGAAGTGCTACCATAGAAAAAGACCAAATTACCGTTCAAGCAAATGGCAATACTGCACTTTTATCATCAGAAGCATTAGCATTTAATGGGACTAGTTTAATATCTATGCGAGATGGAAGTTTTGAATCTATTAATACGACTTCTGGTTATGAGGTAAATGTTTATGGTGGAAATTCTATTAATGTTCAGGATTCAACTGGTAATTATCAATCAAATTTACTACCTCCAACATATGAAAATAATTATAGCAAATGTTTTCTAGGTAAAGGACTTAATTCAATTTTATCTTTACAGGTTCCAGATAATAATCCAACAATACAAATG